TTGACCTCGTGAAGCGTGCGGCCAACAAGGCGAATAGGAGCAAGTAATGCCCTGGGTTGAGTTTGACCTGACGTGGAATGAAAAGCTTCATCGCCGCCAGTATCGTGAGCATCAGGCTGGGAGCAAGGCTCTTCTACGTCGCGACGCGGCGATGTCAGCTGTGGACACCGGTCATGCTCACTACATCACCGATCACGGCCTGAAAACTGACAAGGCGGGGAGGACGGTCGATGTCGGCACAATCGGCTGACCACTCAGGCGCTGTGCAGGCGGCGATCATCGCGGCACTGAAGGCTCACGGGCCCCTCGTCGCGATCGTCGGCACTCGTGTCTACGACTACGTCCCGGACACCGTTGACGGCATAGCCTACGTGCGCGTAGCGGTCCCCGTCTGGGTGCCTTATCAAGCGACGGGTGTTGTCGGCGGCGACATCACGCAAGCGGTGCACGGCTTCACGCGTGACTACGATAGTGCCGAGGCTATCGCGATCCAGAAAGCCATTCACGGTGCGCTCGCCGATCAGGACCTGATCCTGTCCGACGGCTACGTTCTCGAGTTCAATCCGCTCGGCAGCCAGATCCTCGATGACGACTCGGGCGATCAGGGCAGCTACCACATCCTCAGTTCGTACCAAGTGATCACGGGCGAGGAGCCGGCTTAACGCCCTTCGGCAAGGCATGATTAGGAGCAGGTTATGGCACAGGCACGTACCATCCGCTTCGGTGAAGGCGCCATTCTCCTCGGGGATGGTGCTGGGCCGGAGGTTTTCTCTGCGATCTGCGGGTTCACCGAACTGACGCAGACCATGCAGATCAACACCGAGGACACGGAGGTCCCAGACTGCGACGATCCCGACGCGATGACTTGGGTGGAGACCGAAGTTCGATCGCAGCAGATGCAGCTCAGCGGCCAGGGTGTTCTCGACAAGGCCGCGCTGGTCAAGTGGAACCTGTGGGCAGCGGGCGCCGACGCCGGCAAGGCGAAGAACGTCCGGTGGCTGTGGGACCTGGTCGCTGCCGACGGCGGCGGCTACTACCAGGGGCCGGGCATCCTGTCGAGCTTCGAAGTCACCGGCCAGCGCGGGCAGAAGTACAATGTCAGCGTGACCATCGCGATCTCCGGCAAGCCGGCCTTCACGCCGTCCGTCTAAGGAGATGTGATCATGTCAGACGACATCGAACCGAAAGCCAACCTGGCCGCCGAGATCGAGCTGAAGTTCGCCGATGGCGACTATCTGTTCGCTCTCAAGCTGAGGCAGATCGAGGAACTGCAGCGGCTGTGCCGGGCTGGTCTCGGGGAGATCGTCGAACGTATGTGGTCTCGTCGCTTCTACGCCGCCGATATCGTTGAGTCTATTCGACTCGGCCTTATCGGCGGCGGCTTGCCCCCCATTCGGGCTCGTGAGCTGGTCGAAACCTACGTCGACGGTCGCCCCTTCGTTGATGAGAACGATCCTTCTTGTTCCTATGCCGTCGCCCGTGCTGTGCTCGGTGCGGTTTACTTCGGCGTGCGCGTCGCGATGGAGGAAGCCGGTCAGGATCCGGACGAGGAGGATGACGAGGGAAAAGCCGCGGCCGCGATGGGGGTGGGCGTATCAACGTCGCGGCCTATTACGGACAGGGATTTATTCTCGGACTTGGCATCGAACAAGTCGGAGGATACAGTCTCGGTGAATGGCTCGCAGCCGGGTTCCAGTACGATCGATTTATGAACCCGGATAAGAAGAAGACAACCGGCAAGGTGATGTCGGAAGAACGCCTGATCGAAATCCGCGACAGCATCCGCATGATGAACATGCCAGACGTGAAGGTGTAATATGGTAGCCGTCACCGCCGACAAGGTTATCGTTGAGCTGGAAGCCCGCACCAAGCAGCACAACGATGCGGTGGCGGAAGCCGCCAACGTCTTCGACACTCGAATGTCACAGGTCGAGAAACGGGCCAACGTCGCGACCAACAACGTGGCCGAGTCATTGAAGGGCATTGGGCTGGCACTCGCCAGTGCGCTGGTAGTTGACAAGGTGGTCGAATACGCCGACGCCTGGACTAAATCAGCGAACCGGCTTCGGGCTGTGGGAGTCGAAGCAGGGGCTGTCGCCGCGAAACAGCAGCAACTGCTCGACCTTGCCAACAACGCCCGTGTCGGCTTCGAGGATGTGGTCGATCTGTATTCTCGACTGACCACGGCTACCAGCCAGCTCGGCACATCCGAGGCTGATGTCGTCAAGCTGACCGACACGATTAGCAAGGCGATGAAATCCGCCGGTGCCAGTACGTCGGAGACGCAGAGCGCGGTGCTACAGCTCGGCCAGGCGCTCGGCTCAGGTGTGCTGCAGGGTGATGAACTGCGGTCACTACGCGAGAACGCGCCGGTGCTCGCCCAGGCGATTGCCGCCGAGTTCGGTGTCACGATCGGCCAGCTCAAGAAGCTCGGCGAGACTGGGCAGCTGACCAGTGATCGAGTGATCAAGGCCATCCTCGGGATGAGCGATGCCGTCAACACCCGGTTCGCCACCAGCGTCGCGACGATCGGCGATAGCTTCACGATCCTCGAGAACCAGACGATTGCCTTCATCGGCAAGCTGAACGATGTCACTGGCGCGGGTGAGCTATTCGGCAACGTGATGATCGCCATCGCCAACAACCTGTCGCTGGTCACCGCGGCACTCGTTGTCCTCGGCGGACGTGCGCTTCAAGGAGTGATCGCCAGCACGGTCGCATCTACGCGCGCGGCTGTGGCAAACAAGATCGCGTTAGCACAGCAGGCCATCGCTTACGTCTCGAACGGGCTCGCCGCGAACGGCACAGCCTTGTCAGTGCTTGAGGCTGCGAGGGCCGAACAGGCCGCCGCCGCCGCATCGATCAGGCTCGCCGCCTCGGAATTGAGGACAGCCCAAGCGGCACAGGTTGTGTCCGCTGCCCACCTGAAGTATGATGTCACCCTCGAGGCGATGCAGGCATCCATTGCGCGTGTCGCTGCAGCTGAGGCTGGGCTCACCGCAGCGCATGAACGACTCGCCGTCGCCAATGTCGCCGCGACGACCGCTATGGGTGGTCTGACGTTGTCCGCGCGAGTCGCGACTGTGGCGCTCACCACGTTGCGCACTGTGGGACAAGGATTGTTTGCCTTGCTCGGTGGGCCATGGGGCATCGCGTTGATCGCGCTGGCCGCTGGCTTCTACTACCTGTCGTCGCAGGAGTCAGCGTCGGAGCAGGCGACGAAGGCTCACGCGGCCGCGATGTCCTCCTGGAACGATGAAGCCAATATTGCTAAGGGCAATCTCGACAGCATCAACTCCAAGCTGACTGAGATGACAGCGAACCAGAAGGCGGCTGCACAGGCGGCTGCGAGTACCGCGCTGGCCGATCAGTTGAAGGACCTCGAGAAAACCGTCGCAGAAGCGCGGCAGAACCTGCTCAAGAATGTCGGCGTCACCAGCGGCGACTCGTTTATCCGGGCGCTCGTTGGTGGGTCAGCCGCCAGCACGAAAACCGAGGTTGCCAAGTTCTTCTCACAGTTCGAGGGAGTCTCCAAAGAAGAAATCGCGAAGATCAACGATGCGTTGCAAGGTACCCTATTCGCCTTTACTGAGGGCGATACGGAGATGGCCGGTCGCGCGCTCGGTGACTTTCAGCAAATCATCGCCGATCTTCGTAGAACCGCCAGTGATGAGGCCAAGCCCGCGCTCGACGCGTTGGCCATCGCTATCGGCGGCAGCGGGGAGAAGGCCGAAGAAGCCAACAAGAACATCGATCGCGCACGCGCCACGCTGACGCTGCTGATCGACCCGACCAACGCCTGGGCTCGCACCGTGCTGCAGTTGGGCGACCAGCTCAACGCCGCAGCTGCGGAGGCTGACGGGTTTAATGCCGCGCTGAACCGACTCAAGGGCAACAACGCCCAAGGCCTCGACAGCATCAATCGCCAGATCATCGCGCTGCGCACCGGTGGCCTCAAGGCGTATAAGGAAGAGGTCGCCGATCAGAAGCAGACGACGGATGCCTCCACACAGGCCCAGAAGTCCTACGCCAACGCCATCGGCAAGACCAGCGTGACGCAGGACCAGCTCAACGAGGCACTGTTCAAGAATGACCCACTGGCAATTGCCGCAGTCAAGGGTGCCGAGGATCGCGCGGCGGCTGAACGTGCGCTGGCTGAACAGCTTGAGACGACGACCGAGGCCGAGCGCAAGGCCAATAAAAAAGGACGTGGCGGTCCGAAAGAGACCAAGGATGAGAAGCGAGACAATAAAGAAGACTCGGCGATCATCGGTCTGCAAGATCAGATCAAGTATCAGAACGAGCTGAACGCCGCCTACGGGAGCACCGCACTTCAACTGGCCGCGATCACTGCCGAGTATGAGGCGATGAACAACGCCCGCACAAAGGGCTACAAGGTCGGCAGTGACGCTTACAAGCAGGCTGTGGAAGAATACAAGCAGAATGCACTCGCGCTTGCTCAAGCCAAGATAAAAGGCCAGCAGCTTGCTGAAGGCGATGCCCTGACCAAGTCGGTGATGACGAGCCAAGAGAAGTATAACGCCAAGATCGTTGAGTACACTGCGGCGTTGGCTAACGGTTCGATCACCACGGATACTTATCACAAGCTTGTGAAGGCGGCCAATGATGCGAACACCGGATACGCCGAAGGGTTCAATGCCTTGGCGGGTGCCATTCAGTCGGGCATTCAGGGGGCGACCAGCCTCGCCGATGCGATCGGCAAGATCGCGCTGTCGCTTGCTAACCTTGTCGCTCAGGCGGCATTGTCGGGCACGGGACCTCTGAGCGGACTGTTCAACGCACTCACCGGTACTGTGGGCGGACTAGCCGGCGGGTTCGCTCCCGCAGCATCGAGCATGAGCACCATCGGCGGTATCGGTGCCAACGTCGCAGCTGTGGGACTTGGCAGTCTGCCTGGTCGAGCAAGGGGCGGTGACGTGTCGCCGAACCAGGCATACTGGGTTGGTGAGAAGGGGCCGGAGCCCTTCATCCCGAATGTTCCCGGCACTATCATCCCCGCCAACAAGGCCGGCAGCAGCGGTGGTAGCGTTCGCAACTACAATGCCTTCGTTGACAACCCGACCGGTGATCAGGCGATCAAGCAGGCTGTGACTCAAGGCATGCTGGCAGCGATCAAGACTGCGGGCGATCAGGCCCCGATGAAGGTGAACGAGTACAACCGTCGAAAGGCCACAACCAAATGAACGTCTACCCGCTCAACCCGATCCTTCGGCCGCAGATACAGTCGTTTGATATCGATGCTCGCACGCGATCGGGCGGTGAACTGGCAGTCACCGGTCGCGAGCAGGTTATCGGCACAGGACTCGGTCGTTGGGTCGCCAACGTGCAGATACGGGTTCACAACCAAGCTACGGTGCGTGCGGCCCGTGCGCTGGCTTGGAAGATGAAGGGACGCGAGCATGCTGTGCTTATGGGTCCCTGCGACTGCTCGAATGCATCGTTCGCCGGCAACATCATCACGGGCATCCCCTATAGCCAGCCCGGCGGGATCCTGACGCTGCATAGCGACGGTACCGGGTTCAGTCAAGGCGGCCAGCTTCCTGTCGTGCTAGCCACCTCTGCATATCGCAACACCTTTGTAGACATCATCGTCAATGACGCGGTGAGCCTCGGCGAGGGCATCTTCATGGGCTTCGGCGATAAGCTTTACGGAGTTGTCGGGGTGCAGACGTTGTCGCCGACTACGAAGCGTATCCACGTTGAGCCAAGTCTACGCGAGGCTGTGACTACAGCAACGCCGATCCGGCTGTGTGATGCCCGGTGTCCGATGCGTGCGGTGTCGGATGATGTCGCACGGCTCGAGCTCAACTTGTCCCGCTGGGGCACGTTCACCCTCAATATGTACGAGGTGTATTGATGGGCTTTTTCGATCCCGTGATTGAGGCTGAGTCACTCAAGCAGCACGTCCGATGTGGACTATTTTTCGAGTGTCAGTTCAAGTCTCAGACGCTCTACATCTGGGAGGGTGACGGTACGTTGACTCGTGACGGTCACGACTGGCAGGGACTTGGGCCGACTGCTGATCCGAATGGCCAAGGACCAATCGTTCAGATCGACAACCTCGAACAGAGCATCAACGGTACGGCCAACTCGTTGATGATCACCTTTAGTGGCGTCGACTCACGCATCACGTCCGCGGCATCACAGGACTCGGCGAACCAGGAGATCGAGGGCCAGAAGTTGAAGGTGTCGCAAGGCTGGTTCCGCACCGACGTTGAGGCCTTGCTGCCGCTCGGTTCGATGCTGCCGATGGGCACATGGCTTTTCCAGAAGCCGGCCTTCATCACCGACGGCCCGAGGTTACGAACCATTCAGGTCGCGTGCGAGACGCTCTTCGTGCAGCGTAGCCGCGGCCCCTACGGCATGTGGACTGATCGTGACCAGCAACGTCGGTTCCCGGGAGATACCGGCTGCAACTTCATTCCCGTCCTCGTCAATACGACCGTGACATGGCCTCAATTCTAGTTGAACTCAGCGTCCATGCGGCCGTAGGCGTGATGACGCCGTTCGAGCCGAACGTCTGCGACTGCGCCCTGTGGGTGTCAGATTGGGTGATGATGCGCATCGGCAAGGACCCCGCGGCGTCATATCGTGGCAAATACATC